GGTATAAATGCACCAGGTTCTATTACCCTAAAAAAATGTATGTGACGGAATTCTTTGATTACTTTTTCAGTCTGACTTAACCAGTTTCCGTGGTAAGTGGCGGCATCTGTTGATTTTTTATAGTTAAATGTGTCTGCATAAACATTGTTGAACTTGCCGTTAGTGCCTTGATAATCAAAGCCAAAAATATAGATGGTCTTGTGTTCTTGACTAGCTGCGAACCATAATGCTGTGGGTCCTGAACTCCATCCCTTGTGCGGACTAAAAAAATTAATACCGTGTTTGGTTTGTATGCCTTTGTTGGGGTTGGTCCATACTTGATGTTTTTTATGATAACCGGATTCAACGATTTCGTTGACCATTTTTACATCTACAGCTATTAGATAATGTGGTTCAAACTCACGATATTGCGCATTGCACCCGTAGATCACACCTTTGGTCATTAGAGCACGAACGTCTAGACAATTTCGGCTGGTGCCATTGCCTATAACAAATCCGGGATTATTGTGCAGGTGCTGCTTCTTCGCCAACTGGAGTTCCATACATTTGTCTTATAAAGTCCAGTTCAGATTGTGATTCTAATTGATGTGCTTCGCTCTGAAGCCTCAGTTGATTGATTTGTCGCAGTGTAAGACGTATCTTTCTAGTGTCTTTTTTGCTGATGACACTGCGATCTCTGCTGGACTCATATCTGCGATCTTGAGCAAAGTCGTTGTTTTTTTCGTTAAAGTAAAAGAATTCGTTAAGAAGCATAATGTATTTATTATTGAGCTGGTGCTTCTGGTGCTGCTTCTGCGCTGGCTTCTGCTCCTGGTTCTGCAGCCGCTGCCATGTCTAACGGTGCTTCTGCTTCTTGAGCTCCAGCATCTGCAGCCATGCCTCCGGGTGTTACACCTATACCCCGTAGTTGACTTTGTGCATCAGCAGGTGCTTTGAGATTGGCACCGTTTTCTTCGCGCCACAGTCGTTCGTTCTCTTTGACTTCATCTTCAGTCATTCCTAGGAATCGCTTCATAGCAAAACGCTTGCTGAGATGTGGAATTGCTACTACCTGTGCAAATGTTGCTGCTCGAGCTGTGTCAAGCTCACTTTGTCGATAGGCAGCAAAATTCTGTGGCTGATTGAATTTAAGTTCAAACAAGCCGCTGTCAATATTCACCCCTTGATCATTGAGCCATAGTTTAAATTCAAGATCAAATGTCTCAACTATAATGCTTTGCAGCCGTTTGCAGTATTCATTGAAGCGTAGCTCTTGAATATAAGCTGTGCCTACTTTGCCGTCCGATACAGTGTTAGCCGCTTCATCTATGGATGTAGGCAAGTAAGAAGCAGGAATACGTAGGGCACGGAACAGCTTGTTGGTAAAATAACGTAGGTCAGTGATTTCGCCTAGGTTAGTACCGCCTGGAAGTGTTTCAACTTTTGATCCACGACCTTCTGCTGTCTGTGGAAAGAAGTAATCTTCGTTTACACTTAGAGGATTATAACTGGCGTCTATGACGTTGGCTCCGCCACCTGTTGATGAAGGAATACGTCTTTGTTGGATTTCATTCTTCACACGCTCAACAAAACTCATGGCCATGTGTGCTGGCATGTTTCCAACGTCCACGTAGAAAATACGTCTTTCTGGAGCACGTTGTATACGATAGATAATGATAGCATCTTCAAGCAATTCTTTCTGCTTGTAAACTTTAAACACAGATTCTAGCAAACTGTTGCCAAATGGATAGTTGTTGTCTAGACCTTCTGATAGACTGAGATGAATAACATGTTTGGCATCTATCGTGATTTCGTTGGTTTGATTACTAAATCTTGTGCCCACTGAACGTGCTGCATCGCCTGCGAATCCTCTTGCGCCGCCACCGCCGCCAGTTGTGTATGAGCTGGTACCGCTAGGGGCAGTGTTGGTGGTATTGTGCGGAGTAGTGGCTATGAATTCTTTGAAGTTGAAGTTGAGATCACGGATCACATACTGTTCAGGAATCTTGCCTTCTGATTCGTTAACGATGATCTTTGTGACCTTGGCAGCATCAACAAACAACCACTTTTTGGTTTCGGGATCGCGAACAAAAAAGCAGTCACCGTACTTGAATGCGTTGCGCAGTATGCGGAATATTCTGGTTTCAAAACTGTTCTGTTTGCACCACTTCTGTAGACTATCTTTGAGAATTTTTACTTCAGTGGCAGTTGGCTCACCGCGGAAAAATGTATGAAACGGTGTGGCGTTTTCTTTGTCTTTTTGAGTGCAGAATTCTGTGAGTATGTCCAAGGCAGCGTTGACTTCTGAGTCCATGTCCATGGTATCATACTGCATGTATCGTTCTATGCGATTGGGTGAACCTGCATACACATCTGGCAAATAGCTGGAGTAATTAGCACGAGCGGGACCAGGGCGACCACGACCACTTATTGGGCTCATGCTGCCGCCCGTGTTGTCTATGTTAACGGGTGTAAAGTATTTTTTCCAGCTCATGCTTTGTATAGATTCTTATTCAATCCCTTGGTTGCATTAAAGGTTTCGTATGTGTTTATCTGCGTTCCAGCTGCGTGTTGTATCAATAGTGCCATCTTAGTATTTAACTCCGCAAGCAAGGTTGATGGAGATTCTTGAGATTTTTTATTTTGCTCTTCTTTGGTTTTGGCTTCTGCATCTGCTTTGGTTTTGGCTTCTGCATCTGCTTTGGTTTTGGCTTCTGCTTCCTGTTTTTTCTTGTCAGCATCGGATACTGCTGCTGCAACTGCGGTATTGGCTTTTTCAGTGGCTGCTGGTTTATCCGGAATCAATGCACTGCCTTCTCGTGCAGCAAATCCTTTTAATAGATCTTCACTGCTGCCAGTTAAATTTAAACCTGCGCTTTCCTGAGCAGCTTTCTTATCCAATGCATCTTTGGCTTTTTTGTTGCTGTCTTCTTGTTGTTTGTTAAATCCTGCTTTGGATTTGAGATTTTTTGCATCTAGTCCGGCATGCAGTGCTTCTCGCTTTTCTTCTTTGGCTGCTGTTTTAGCTGCTGCTGCGGTTTCATCAGCTGCAAGTTTTTTGCCAAGCACAGAGTCTGATTTTGCTGCTTCATTGGTTTTCTTTTCTTCCTGAATGTCCTGCAGATTCTGGTCAAAATCTCCTCGCATACCAGGTATCATATTCAGTAACCCAAAAATTCCTTCTTTCAATGACAGCCACAGGCCTTTCATCATTAACCCTGTATATTTGAATACATTACCGATATCTGCAGCACTGGTTCCTAGCTGAGTGAAATATCTATACAAAGCAACAACTCCAGCCGATAAGGCAACAACTCCAGCTACGAGAGCAATCACCGGCCATGTCGCAGACCACATTGCGGCAGCAACTGCGATCATTGCTGGTATCTGTGCCAACAGTGCTGGCAGCGCCATGGCCATCTGAATTCCATAATATATTCCCAATGCCAATGCAAGAGTTGTTAAAATAGGAACCACATTGTTTAACACAAACAAGGTAAGCGTTTGAAATGCTGGCCACACATAGTCACGAATCAATCCGCCAATCATAGTCAACGCAGGTTCGAAGAAGTTGTACAGATTTTCCCATGCTGCTTGCAGAGCAGGCAGTAGATCTATCAATACAAATTCGGCCAGCGACAACAATGCTGGCATCACTGTGTTTTCTAAAAATACTCCAAGATTGGCAAACGCTGGTTCAAGAACATCAAACAATATGCCGCCTACGGTGGTTACAACACTTGCCATGATGTTAAATGCTGGTACTAGATATGTCATAACCAGTCCAGCTGTAAATTCAAAAGCTCTCATTAACAAATCTAATAATCCGCTGTTGGCTAAGGCTAGTTGGAAACTATTAGAAAACGCTGCCAACGCTTCTTGACTTTTGTTAACATTGGCATTTAATCCGTCTGTGTTTTTTGCAGCATCGGTTTGAGCTGCTGCTGCATCCTTGGTAGCATCAGTGTTAATTCTCATACCAGCAGCTACATCTGCAGATACAGCAGCCATTTCAGAACTACTTCTATAGGCTGTTTTATTTCTGTCCATGGTACTCTTGGCTTCTGATTTCATATTATTCAGAGTTTGATTACGTTCCTGGTCTGAAATTTTAATATTGCTTTGAGTCTGTTGATGCTGCTTTTGCAGTGTTGCATACAATTCAGGATAGGCGGCGGCTAGTTGTCTAGTACTGTCAGTGGTAGCTGATCCTGAAGATAACACATCTTTAGCAAAATCTTTCAGTCCTTGAGACGGCATTGACTGCACCATGTTTAGCATGGAGTCTGCAACATCTTTGTTTAGTCCCTGCTGTGCAGCAGCAAATTGTCCGTCTTTGATCAGTCTTTCTCGTTCTTTTTCTTTGTCTGCTCTACTTTCACCTGTGACCTTGGCTAATGCATCCATTTCTTTGAGATAGTTTTTAGCTCCTTGAGCTAATTCTGCATTGCTTTGTGTGCCTTGGCGGCCTGAGTTTCTTAAATTTTTTGTGTAGTTTGCTAGGCCTGCATTAATATCTTGCGTAGAATATCCCAAGGCATATAAGTCACTGCCTGTGGCTCGCAGTGCTTTAGATACCTCACCAAATCGTTTAGCACCTGCTTCTACGTTTGATCCCAACCCCAACATGGCTTCGCCGTTGGCAGCGATCAGACCACCAAACTGCTCCATGGTCATGCCTGCGCTACTGGCAGCAGCACTAAAGGCTGTGATACTTCCGCCAAATGTTGCACCTGACTTGGATACTTCGTTGAAGCTTTTTGCCACACTGGTAGCTGCACCTGCTACCGCTGCAAACATAGGACCAACTATAGGAATAGATGAAAAAATACCTGCAGCAGCATTTAGATCATTGCCTACATTGGCAAATTGTTTTATAGTATTTGTTACTGCTGAGGACATGCGATCAAGTCCCCCAACCACTGTGCCTGTGGTGCCGACTAGTGTACCAAATGCTTTGCCTACACCAGAAGCCATTTTGGTCATTATTCCAGGACCGCTGCCACCACCACCTCCAGCATTACCACCACCACCGCCTCCAGCATTACCACCACCACCTCCACCAGGACCTGGAGGGCCGGGTCTGCGTGGTCCTCCGCCACTCATTACCGCGAGAAGTTGCTTCAGCGTTTCCTCTGAAGCGGCATTTTTGGCTTCTACTTGTCCAATTCCTGGAATGTCGATCATTACTGCTGCCATGTCTTATTTTTTCCTGGTAAAATGCGCATATAAATACACTGTGTACAATAGTATTTATTGGAGATAAAATGAGTGAAATAGTAAAATCATCGCCAGAATCCAAAGGTAAAAATCCTTTAGCCAACTGGTTTAGACAACCTAAAATTTATGTTAATCTGCCTAGCAAAGGAAAATTCTATTCTGTGGATTCATTGGATCAAAGCAGCACAGATGAGTATGCTGTGTATGCAATGACTGCCAAAGATGAACTGATGTTTAAAACTCCTGACGCTATGATTTCAGGTCAGAGCACTGTGGAAGTGATCAAAAGCTGTATTCCGTCTATTAGAGATCCTTGGCAGATGCCCAGCATTGATCTTGATTTTTGTTTGATAGCTATCAGGATAGCTACCTACGGGGAACACATGGATGTCACTGCACCATGTCCTTATTGCAATCATTCAAATGAATACATGTTAGATCTCAACCAATGGATGCAGATGTTTAACAATTTCGTGTTCCAAGATGTGGTTGAAGTTGATCCCTTGCGTGTTACTATACGTCCATACACCTATAAAGAAACTACCAAAGCAGCTATCAAGAGTTTAGAACAACAAAAAATCTTTCAGATCATCAACGATGAAAACATGTCTGATGAGGACAAGTTAGATAAATTTGGCAAGAGTTTTGTTAAATTAACTGAGCTAACTGTGGATGTCATTGCCGATTGCATCACAAGAATAGAAACCCCTGATGGCCACAGTGAAGACAAAGCACAGATCAAAGATTTCATCAACAACTGTTCCAAAGATGTGTTTGCTAAGATTTCAGATAACCTCACACAGATGAAGACTCAGATCAATCTTGAAATCAAGGACGTGGCCTGTGGAGAATGTGAAAAGAAATTTGATCTTCCTATCACCATGGATCAATCAAATTTTTTCGCAGTAAAATCTCAAAAATAACTTTGCCGGAGATTTTACTGCTTTCTTCCGATATGGACAAAGAGGCAAAGGCTATAAAGAAAGATGTACTCAAATTGTGTTGGTATATGAGAGGACTTTCTTATGCCGAGGTCATGAATATGAGTTGGGAAGAACGAGAAATTGTAGGTGAAATAATAAAAGAAAATTTAGAAACTACGAAAAAGACTGGCTTGAATTTCTTTTAGAACAGTGTTGAAAATTGCTGTAATGTACTAATTTGTTTTGAATTCAACTGTTGACCACCAATCACTGTTTTCAGCGCCTGAGCTACTGCATCAGGATTATCAGTATCGTACATGTTGTTTTTAACATTGCTGCGTAGAGTTTTTAGCAGTGTTATGTCTGAAGACACTAATTGTGACCCGCGAGTAACCAAATCTAAAGTTTGAACTACCGAATCTGCATTTAACGCAGTGGATTTTTCTTGTGCTGCAGGTTCAGCTGCTGCCACAGGCGCTGCTTTTTTTGTAGGAGTGTCATTACCTCCAAACCATTTTGAAGGATCTAAAAACTTGTCTACAGCAGCAGCTCCTTTTCTATATCCCGCGACTGCTCTGGCAGGAGCTGCTGCAATGCCGCCAGCAACTGCGCCAACACCCTTGGCTACTGCGCCAACACCTTGGCCGGCCCTGGTGATGGCCGGATCTAATGGTTTGGCTTCGATGAGCTCTTTTATTCTCATTTTCTAAACACGCTGACTGTTCCTCGTGCTAATCCAGTTTCAAACATCTTCTGCTTGTGCATTTCCACTCGTTGAGCCAAGGCTTCTGACAATGCATTTCCGTAATTATTTTTACTGGCAGTCGCAATACCTTTTTCTCTAGCGGCGGCCATTCCGGTTTTAAATCCACTCTGAGCACTAGCTGCTCCGCCTCCTGCTTTTAATTTAGCTTTAAGTGCTGCTTGATCTGCTGTTTGTTGAGGAGTTAAATTACTGCCTGTTTTTGCCGCTGTAGGTTCTGCTGCCGGTGTTGCCGCTGTAGGTTCTGCTGCCGGTGTTGCCGCTGCTGGATCTGCTGCTCCTGTTGTTGGCTCTTGAGTCAATTGCTTGGCCATGTTGTCAAATGCACCTGCACCTGGATCTGCTGCTGCTGCTGGATCTGCTGCTGCCACTGCTGGCTTGGCTTTATTTCTAGCCATAGATTTTTCAGTTGCGTCAACTTTACCATCTTTGTTTAAATCACGTGGGTCTGCTCCTGGTGCAGGAGCAGCTAGAGATTGTTTCAATAATTGTAGAATACGCCCTTTGCCTTTTGCGTCTAACTTGTCTATGTTGGCTTTGACCTGTGCATACACGGTTTCTCCTGCTTTGGTAGCAGTTTGATTGTCTGTGACAGCATCAGTTTTGGCCAACGCTGCACCAGCGGCTCCTGTCTGTGCTTTAGCTGGTGCTGTTCCAGCAGGGCCTGCAGCGTTTATATCTTGAGCTGATGGAGGAGTTGTAGAAGGTTCTGCCGCTGCTGGTGCTGCTGCTGCCGCTGCTGGTGCTGCTGCTGGCGCTGCTGGTGCTGCTGGTGCTGCTGGTGCTGCTGCTGGTGCTGCTGCTCCTCCTGCTGGTGCTGCTGGCGGCGGTGGCACATCATCACCTGCTCCGCTTACTACTCCTTTACCTGCTTGAAATCCTTTTTTCATAGCAGCGCCTAGGCCAGCTACACCACCTGCTACCGCACCAACACCTTTGGCCAGTGTTCCAACCCCTTTGCCCACAGCAGAGCTAATTTTATTTAAAATTGGACCTTCCTCCAACTGTGATTCTGTGATTATTTCATGAAGTCTCATATTATGCAGTCCTTAGTGATTGAGTGAGAAAAGCCACCATATCTTTTTTTTGTTTGATATCAAAAGTGCTAATTTGTTTTTCTAGTTCGGCCATGTCAACTGGTTTTTCAGCTCCAGCTGATGCGCCTGCCGGTAGTTGCATAGTTGTATATACTTTGTCTACAACTTCTGTGGCTACACCTTGGGCGACTAAGAATTTTTTCAACTCTTCAGAATCTGTGGGTGACCCTGCTTTTTGCCAGGCTGAGTTGAGTTTGTCAGCAGTGACTTTGGTTGTTAAATTTCTTGCTTTGGTTTTAAGCCAATCCATGGGACCTTCGGCCAATCTTCCTTCAGTGAGAAGATAGTTGTTGCGTGTGACAATTCTATTGAACACAAGATATACTTGACCTTCTGACAATTTTTTCCCAGTGCGTTCAATTGAATTCTTCAATGGTGCGTATTTGGCATTGCCTTGCAGTTCAATAGCCTGCATTTTGAGGCGTTGTGTGGCATCAAAATAGCCAGTTGTCAGTTGTGCAGCTTTGGCTCCTGTGACTACTTCTCCAGAGTTAAGCGTGAGTTGTGAATTAGGACTACCAATATTAGATGTGCCCTTGGGATTGGTTTGATCAACCATTTGTACGGCAGACCTTTCTATCTTGTCAAGATAGCCCATTTCTTGATCAGTTGGTGCTTGACCGGCGGCTAATTTTGCAGCTAATTTGTTAAGAGTGGGAGAAGACAGGGGATTATCGGTTATGCCTGGATCAGCTTTACCTGTTGAAAAAGGCCCAGCACCTGGCGGCGCTGATACAGCTTTATTGGGATCGTTGGCTAGATCTGCTAGAGTCTTTGTGTCCATGGACTGGCCTTGAAGGCCTGGAATAGTCCGTACAGGGTTTCCTGTGGCTCGGTCTATGACAGTTAGCTCGTCCCCCGATCCAGAAAATTCAAACTTGTCTGGAGGATATTCCTTCTGTAGATCAGCGATCATTTTGTTGTCAGCGTCCATAGCAGTGGTCGCGGCACTGGTATCACCTCCAGGTGGTGCGCCAGTATCTTTAAATGCTCCTGCTACCTTGTCAACAGCAGCGCCAGCAATTCCAGCTGCAAATTGACCAATAACAGCGCCAGCTGCACCTGCTAGTGCAGGTTTTATTGCTCCCTTGAATGCTTCTTTCCACGGCTTGCCTTGCAGCTTGGCTGCTGCAATAGCAACACCGCCTGCAACAAGAGCACCAGTGATAGCCACAGCAGCAGTGCCACCTCCAGGAAAGAAAGTAGCAATTAACGGTCCGGCCTTGCTCATTAGACCGCCCAGCACACCACCAACTAGACTAAGCACCACTGCTTGAGCTTGCGGATTTTTCAACGCAGCTTTGACAATGGCCATTAGACCTGTTTTGGTTTCAGCTGGTGCTTCTAGATTATTCACAGCGGCTGTGGCTTTGGCTTCAAATTCTGGATCAGGCACAGCTTTTGGATCAGGTTCAGGCAGTGCTTTTTCTAACTTGCCTAGAAAAGAATCCGGAATAATTTTATCAACAATCTTGCCTAACATGGTGCTGTTGCCACCTCCTGCTGATGTTTCTTTTTCAGCAGCAGCAAACATCTGATTGATCTGATCTGGAGTTAGTGTTGCTTCATTGAGATATTGTTGCCATGGTTTGAAGAACTCGTTGTCAATACGATCCCAATGCTCATTGAGAGAAGTATCTTTCTTGAGATCCTCACTAAGATAGTATTTGATACTTGTTTTGTCTAAATCATGTAATCGCATTGATATACTCGCTGTTGTGTTTTATTTATTAAAAACGAGCTTGCGCTCGTTTGCATTTTCGCTTGTCGCTCAATGCGGATTGTCTTCTTTTTTATTGATTTACATTGTAATTGCGAAGCAATTCAAGTATTATGCAGATTGTTCAGTCACACTTTGCCCAGGCCGGGCAAAGATAACAGCATTATGCGAGTTGCACAGTACACTCTAGCGTTACAGCGTTACAGAGGCGGTCATCCGGTACCTCGAGCTGCGTCTTTATACGACGGCGGTGTATACATTTACGCTAACAAATGCACACACGTAGGGTATTTCTCCCTTCTTTTTGCCTTGTTGTTCTTTTCAAAATAACCAAATCGCAGGTCTTAGTAGCGATCGTCATCCTTTCGGGTAGTGGTTAAGCACCTTTGCGGCAAGGTTTTCCATCCCTGTGTACACGTAGACCAGGTTTAGAGCGCACGAAATTGGGCCTGCGCTAGCCAATAAACCGCTTTATTTTGCCTGAGATTGTTCTAGTAGACGCTGTCTAAGTATGTTTGATCCGCCGACTCTGACATTTATAATACCATTATAATAGTCATCAGTTTCTAAAACTCTGCGTTCAAACTGCTCTCGAGCTTCTAAATATGATAGTTCTGCCTTGGACTTGCAAAGGTAAATGATTTCTCTTGTGAAATTTTCCGGACCTAATGCTTGGACGTCTGCGTTCAACCTATCAGATGAACCATAGTATTCACGCCAATCGCTTTCTACTACACTTCTTCTTTTGAGTTTTTTGCCTTTGAGTGGGGGTTTAGTACGTTTGAATTGTGCTAATTTCTTGCCTATGTACTTCTGTCCGGTGGTTTTATTCGTGATTATATAAACAAAGCCAATATAGCCTTCTGGTATTTCGTCTATTATTTGATTTTGAAACGTCCATTGCACTCTTTAATTAGTTAAAGCTTCTTGCCTCTCATGCCTTTTCTGGATGCTTGCTGTATCTTTCGTTTGTCTTGTATTTCTACTCTTAATATCGATGCCTGTGTGCGTATTTCTGATAGCCATGATCTAGCCTTGATGCCTGCTTCGTTGGATTTTTTGTGATGAAATCGATCCTGCCATTTAAAGTATTCTTGAAAGGCATGGATCATGCGATCGTGTGCGTCTGAACTCACGCTACGATCTCTATATCATTGCTGTAG